TGCACGCTGGAAGCCTAACCAATCCAGGAGATCCTCATCTGCGATCTCTGAGAACTTTGGAAGGTAGGGCAGCTGTGCGAGTTCCAGCTTATGCGAATTCAGCAGGTCCAGATGATGTTCTTGTAAAAAGAACACCTCGACGCTTTTATCGCCTGATTTAAACAACATATTGAATAACCCTATTAAGTTTCAACGAGGAGCCGTACATGAATAACCTTATTCGTCTTGTCAAGCTGACCAGTGCGATCTATCAAGCGTGGCGTTTAAAAGACGTTGATCTCATGGACGAGATTCTGTTGCTGGCCGAAGAAGTTCCCACCAGTAAAGAAAGTATGGTTCACCAGGACAAGAAAACTGAAGCACGACTTCGTCGCCTGTTATCCTGGATCCGTGAGCAGCCAGAAGACTCTAACATCATAACATCACTACTGTCTCCGAAGATTGCCGAGATCGTAATGTTGAGTCCTGAGCTGGATAAAGTGTTGAACGACGCCTTCAACAACGAATTGAGTGTAGAAGATTCCCGTCAGTTTATTTTCCAGATTGTCAAGGAGCTTCGCGAGAACGATTACAAGAACAAGTTCAGCTCCAAGTTTAAAACCATGGTCCGTCCATTTCTCTTTGAAGATGAGAAAGACCTCACCAAAGATGACTGGATTAAAATCAGTGAACTCATTAATGAAAAGATCACCGACCTTAATGAGAGCACGTTCGATAAAGCCGTTGTGGAAGCAACCGGTTCGGATAACCCTGAATCGCTGACCGAAGTCATTAACCAGTTGAAGATTGAGACCTCTGCTGAGGGGATCATTAAAACTGGATTAGCGGGTTTGAACGAAGCGCTGTTCCCTGACCTGGGTATCCGTCGTGGGTTAATGTACATGATTGAGGCATTGACTAACCGCGGTAAGTCTTTTGGTTTGGGTCACCTGTTAGCGTCTGTGCCGCTCTATAACAAGCCGTTGCTGCGTAACAAGGCCAAGATCCCTACCGTTCTTCTGATGTCAGCAGAAGACAGCCTGGGGTTAATCTTTAAGCGTATGTTTGAACTGTTCGTGACCGCCAAGACCGGTGAGAAGCCTGAGTTCTTTGATGCCACTACCGAAGAAGTTGTTAAAACCATTATCGACACCTTCCACGAAAACGGCTGGGCCTTTAAGTTCTACCGTGTTAACCCAAGCCACGATAACATCCATGAGATCATGCAACGTGTTCGCAGTCTGGAACTCAAAGGACATGAAATCATTGTTGCTGCCTATGACTATTTAGCCATGGCTGACTTGACAGGCTGCAGCGGGGAATCCCGTTCTGATAAGCTGCAGAACCTGTATAACCGAGCACGTAACTTCTTTACTTCTCGCGGCGCCGCGTTCTTAACTCCACACCAGTTAAACCCGGATGCCAAGAAGTTCATTCGTGAACAGGATGATGACTCAGAGATCTACTTTATCCGTGATGTTGGCGGTAAGTCGATGACTGAGGGTTCAACCAAACTTACGAACGAAGTTGATGTGGTCATTGGGTTCCACGTCGCCAAGCTGCAAAACAACGAATGCTGGTTCACCTACTACGTCGGTAAGAAGCGTGGAGAAGGTGCACGAGAGTCAGACCGTTTTGGTATTTACCCGCTGCATGAAAAGAACGGGTTAGTACACGACGTTAATTTTGAGAAGAAAATTTATCGCAAATCACTACAACACAGAAGTGAAGCAATGGGCGGTGGCTCAGACTTTGACAGTATGGATGCCTAAGGGCTAGCATAACTACCTCTACTCCTTGCGGAGTAGAGGTAGGATCTATGTTTGTTCAGAGTACTGGTCTTGTGCACGCAAGAAGATGGTTAAGATCGTGGTGCGTTTAAACGCAGGATTCAGTCCATTGGTAACAGGAACAAAATCTGTTCGGTATCCCACTAACACCCCACGACGAACGTAGGTTAGTTCATCATCACGGAAATACTGGTAGGTTAATGGATGACCAGGTTCCAGATAGCCTGTATCCCCGTTACGCCATTCCACTTCCAATATCTCGCCCTGCATGCGGGCAGTTTCAGACAAACTCACCATCACGTTACCGGTGGGATCCAAATCCGTGGGAATCCACTCATTACCGTCTCGACGATCAGAGAGCTTATACTCCTGCATCGAGTCAGCACGGGTGGTAATCGCACGACCGGCGTTGTAATGATAGCCTGTATCACCTGCAATGGCATCACCCATCACGACCCGTTTTCCCACGCCCTGGTTTTGCTTGTGAATATCCGCGCTGTCAGTGTGTTTACCCTTGCCTGCGGAGATAACGGTCAACGCAGTAGGGGTCACATAGAACGTGCTATCAAGATCAGGAATCTTGTTTTCCGGTACACGGATAATGTTCAACGGTCGGGCATGTGTCTTGGCTCGCTCAAAGTTAAACAGCGGATAGACCCACCAATGGTTCTGTTTGTAGAAAGACCCGAGCCCTTTGGAATAGACACCGTACTCGTTGTGGGTTTGTAAATACTGCGCCACATCGATTAAGCGGGTTCCTGAGGGAAAGATGATCTGTCGATAGTTATTGATGTTATCAACCGGCTCATACAGGGAGATGCCTTTATATGCATCATACCCCGTTAGGTTCGCTTGACGGGTTCCCTGTTCCAACACACTGATCAACACGTCCCGAATATTGGCGATCGGATAAATGTTAGAAACCGGGATGTTACGCAGCTTGGCAAAACCGGCATCGATTAACTGGAAATCGTACCCCACCAGGTTGATGTGATCCATGGCCCCGATGTTGTTTTGTACACTGTTGTTGTTTTCGGTTCGAATATCCCGATCTAACAACGGCACTGCCACATAGTTGGTGATCTTGCGACTGCGACCGGCACCAATGATCAGCTGACAGGTAATGTCATCACGGTACGGCACTAGCTTATCAAAATAGATACCGGGTTGCAGCTTCAAGGTGATCTGGATGGTCTCAGAACGCCGTGAGGCGAAGTCTGCGGCGATCATCATCTTCTCGACACCCAAGGCCTGGTATTGCCCTTGCGGAGTGATAAGCATGGCACTGATGGCCACATGCTCCGAGACGGTGTTAGAGATCTGAGCTGTGAGCTTGGCCTGACGCAATACCGCACTGATCTGGTTGGTGATCATAGACCGCCTCCAAAGCCTTGCATGAAGTCCAGGGAAACGTTACCGTAAGAATTGCCAGAGTAGTTGATCGAAGACTTATACTCATCCAACGCGGAGTAGTAAGAAATCGGTTGATCAAAGTCCTTGCCAAACATCATGGTGCCGCGCAGTAAATCGATCAGCGAAGCATTCTTGATATCTGGCACATGCAGTGTACGGTTGATCTTCTCGTGATGGTAATGCGAGTAGGGCGTAAACAACATCCGTCCCAGTTTCTCGATGAGTTCTAACTCAATGATATCTGGGGTACGTAAATACCCGCCGTTGACCTTAATCTCGATCCAGTAGTCAATCCACTTCATGATCGCTTCATAGATCACCGGGATATCCTCACGCGGACGGGTAAACCCGATGTCAAACTGATCACCACTGACCTGCACTGCCTGCAAGATAAACGCCACGGTATAGGGGCGCTCTGATGCGGACAGCAGGGAATTGAAACCACGAATAGGGGGATTCTTTTCGTACTCTTTCAGTTGCTCCGTTGAGAGTACCGAGGCCAGAGGCAAGGTCACATTAAAAGTACGCATCGTAAACAGACGGTAGAGCTTCACTAACTCTTCACGCAAAAAACAGTAACGTTCGGTAATCATGAATAAACCTTAGGTAAAGTTACTCGAGGTAATCAGAGCGGTTCTGATTGCCAGGATATAGATTCCACCCATATACAGCTTGCTTGTGTCATCAAGCAGCCAGTAGCCGTCCAACACGGTTAACAGTCTTTGCTTATCGATGGTTTTGTCACGGAACATCTGCCACACAAATTGCTGCAGCGCTGTACCTTTGCCTTCAAAGAAGTCATCACCAAAGAAATAGTTCCACGCAATGCCTGGCTCAGGCAGCGGTGGATTACGCGGACCGGGAATCGGAATAACGGAACCGGTGTAGTTGTATGGATAACGTGACGACCCGGAGGCGTGTGCAGTAATCACCCGGTTCATCTTAGAGAAGTACACGTTACCATAACCACGCGTTCCCATTAAGGCACTGCGCTGATGCACATACATCGACTGCTTGTAACGGGCAGGTTGAGCGAAGTCATTGCGATAGAACATGTCCCACACGGTGATCGGCTCTTGCATGTCACGTCCGTCTACCCAATACTGAACGTTGAGGCAACGAATCTTTTCACGTGGGGCAATTTCATTGGCCGGGATCACATAACTCAGGAACTTGGCCAGATAGGGATCGTAAAGCAGATCGTTCTCGGGATTGGGCACGACCACCGTCTCTTCATCACGGAAGTAGTGATGGGCAAGCAAGTCGTCCTGAATCGCAAACTTCATGTCATAAAGACGTTTGTTGAGGGTATAGTCCTCTTCGGTTAATACCGCATTCCCACCCGCAACGGCAGAGTCTTTGGAGTAGTAAAGGTTCTTAACCGTTTTGATATCCAGGTTCTGCTGGATTGCCGTGGTCATCACAGCTTCTAGCGACGCTTCAAAGGCATAAACCTTATCGGCTTGAATGCTGCGAAGCTCCGGCTGCTGAATGATCACATAGAGACCAGCACGACCATCTCCGATATCCTTGACAAACACATCCCCTTTGTTGGGGGTCAAGTCAAACAGGATGTAACCTGAGAGCATATGCTCTACCTGCCCGGTGTTTGGCAGGAAGTTGATGTTTCCATTGCCGTTGTCAACTTTTAAGATCATGTTGTTGATGCGGGTATAGGATTGGTAAGTCTCGATGCTTTCAGGTTGGAAGTTATGTTGTTCACTACTCTGCCCTAAAAACTGACGGTAGTAGTG